GACCAGTCGGCCACCACGAACACCTTACCCGGCGCCGGGACAAGCGCAGGGCGTAGCATCCCCTTTAGAACGTCGGTCACGCGCTTGCCGTAGTTTGGCACGATTTGATGCCCACGCACCATCGCCTGCCGCACGGCGGCGGGGTCGCGGGCGGTCTTGCGGGTGAAGTTATGCACCTGCGCGCCATAGGAAGAATTGTGGTGCACTAATCCTTGCGCGCAGTAGCTAGCATCTCCCTCAACTGTGATGTCCCAAACTCCCTTTTCTCCCACGCGTACAATTTCTGTAATTTCTGCGAATGAAGTGTTTGATGCCCACTCGACGTGACTATAGCTAAATTGTTTAGGCTGTTGTTCAGTGTATTCGAATCTATGTGGTGCACTTCCCAACCTGTCGGCCATTCGGATATACCCAACGCGGCCATCAATAGCAACCGATGCTCCGGCGCATACTCTGCTCGCTCCCCCACCCATAGATAACGGTAGCCCCGCCGCAATATCGCTTCGACTTGCTTCCGCACGCCAAACATGGGGTTTTTTTCGGCTATCTTTGACCGATGATGATTGGCCGAACGCAACAACTTTAGCCGGTCTTTTGGCACTTCCTCCCGTAATATCCGATACACCGTCGCTTCCGTCATGCGCGTTGTTTTGGCTATTTCTGTGCCGGGTAAATATGGCGGGGTCGTATATAACCGCACGACTTCCGACCGTATAGCCGGATCGCGCAGCGCCGCTAGACTTATGCTCATGTTTTTCCCATCCTAGATGTGTAAGTAACTGGTGATCGGCGGTGCAATCTACCCACGCGCCGCTTGCAGTGGTTACGCGGTACATTGTTTCCGTACCCTTATAAATTACATCGGTCACTTTACACAATCTTCCCGTATGAGTCAAAACTTTCCCGCCTCGCTTAAGAAGCCAAATCGGGCAGCGCCCATTTTCGGTTTCAACTAGGGTATTCGCGTCAACACAGGCGCGGCCAGTGGCGCTGCCGCCGGCAAAGACGAACGCGCCGCGCATCCGGTTGTCCTCCACGTCGGCCAAGTCAGCCAGGCGCTTAAACTTAGCGACCGAGGACGCCCACAGGTCATCGGCGCACTGGATTACCTCGGCCACGTCAGGCGGCACCTCGTCGGGACTGAGCGTGAGCAGGTTGGCGCGCACGGTCTTGTCGATGCTGTACTTCTCGCCTGTCCACATCAGCTTCACGGCCTCGGGGCCCACCCTATCCTGCACCCACTGGCGCATCTTGGGTGAGCGCACGCTGGTGATCTCGCCCTTCGACACCTCGCGCACGATCTCTTGTATCTCGATTAGCTCGGCCTCGGCGTAACCTATCGCAGCGCGGCACAGGTCGGTGTCCACCAGCACGCCACGGTCGTTGATGCGCTCGTTGGCGTGGTAGTCGGCCAGCTCGTCGTCGGACAACGGGCGCATGGCCTTGCTGATCTCGCGCATGGCGCGCACGTCCTGCGCGCAGTAGGCAAAAAACTCGGCCATCAGTGCCGGGTCGTCGTTGAAGGTGCCGTCCTTGCGCGGGACAGACAACAGCCGAATCAATGCCGAGCCACGGTGGTCTTTCTTCATCTTGCTCGACACGGCGCGGCCTACGTCCTCCAAGCTGCCGGGCAGGCAGTTAGCGCGGGCCTGCGCGGCGGTGCAGTAGAACTGCTCAAGCGGCGGCTCGGGTATACCGAGCGTGGGGCATAGCACATACCAAAAGACAAGCCGCTCGAAAGCGGCGTTGTGGGCCATGATTTGATGGCCAGCAATGTCGGGGAACGGCATACCGGGCAACCAGGTAGCCACCTCGCCATCATCGACGGCGTAGGACATGCACAGCACCTCGGTGCTGGCATCCTGCGCGTAATTATAGACGCCACGACTGGGTAAGTCGCAGCGTGATCGTGTCTCAAAATCGCAGAAAAACAAGCTCATACGTTGCCCCAACGTGTTGCACGCCCTTTTGCCAGCGCAGCGCGGTTCTTCGCTCTGTCTCTGGCGCCGTGCGCGTAAGCGTCTTTCATGTTTTCGCTTCGCGTCCCCCAATGCAAATTGGCTAAGCGGTTATCGTCGGGGACGCCGTTTCTGTGCAAGCACTCATACCCTCCCGGGGCCGCGCCAATAAAAGATATTAAGACTAACTTGTGGACGCATTGACTGTTTCCCTTTCCTAACGCGACGGATAGGTGCCCCAAAGGCATACGCCCGGGGCGAAGCGTGCGGCCTTTTTTGAACGAGTAATACGCACCCTTAACAGGGCCGCTGCATAACATCAACGCGTCTAATGACCGCACGCGGCCCTGATCGCTAACTTGATACCGGCCTTCGTAGCCGGGGATGTCCTTCCAGTTTTCCATATTAGCCACCAAACAAAAAGCCCTAGACTGCATTCTCGCCGGGAGGCGTTGGCGGACTCGCAAGGTGCGAGCAGAATGCAGACTAGGGCTTACCTTGAATGTGCCGCCAAGCACAGACGTATTATAGCGCATAAAAAAGCGGGGGCCGAACAGCGCCCCCGCCTATCCTTACGCTACTACCCGACGACGACGGGCTGGCGCCTCCACCACCGGCGCTGCCGCCGGCTCGTCAGCGGTCAGGCTGACCCACTGCAACACGGCGAACGCTGGCGTGTAGATTTTGCCGTAGCTCTTGTGTTGGTAATGCTCAGAACCCAGCGTGACAATCGGCACCGGGGCGGCTTGGTCTTTATCCACCTGCGTCGCTATTGCCACCGCCAGTTCCTGCACCGCGCGCTTGCCGCCCACCGACGTAGTGGTGAACCGCGCTTCCATGCCGGCATCTTCCCCCGTAATGCACTTAAGACTCATGCCGACCTGCGTTTCCCAACCCTTCTTAGCACCGGGCGGCGCTACGTCGAGTTCCGGCAACGGCTCGCTGACCGACGCCATCTTCTCGCCCAGCACCTCACCGTCACCCCACGCGATGTAGCCGTGGACAAAACTAAACGGATTGATAGCCCAATGACTGCCATCCTCCACCTCGGTCTGGTCTGCACCGAAAACCCAATGGCCAGTGCGATCCATTTTCAGGATCACAACGCCCGCCGGGCCAACGTCAGCCTCCAACTTGCGAAGCGACGTGCTGAGTGAAGCAACAGCGGGAAGGTTTGCACCTGCGAAAGTTACGATATTCATTTTTTACTGTCCTTTAAACAAGTTTAGAGAGGGCTGCGGTCAACTGCTGCCCGATTTGCAAAACCGCTGGCCTCGGATCTGACTCCGCTGCCAACGTATCGCCTGACGAAACCGATACAACCAGTCCTTCAGGCAGATTCTGTTTTTTAGCCTTCAGCAGTTTTTCTGCTTGGGCTGGTGAAACTAATTCTTTTTTAATGGGGTCAACGCCCAATGCAGCCAATGCAACCAACGCCTTACCCTGATCGACCCAACTACGCGTGCCGCGCTTGGCTACCAGCTTCCAACCAGGTATTTTATACCCCTTCTCAATCTTGGTTTGCACCAACGCGTTTAGGTCGTCAATCCAACCCTGCAACAACACGGCGTTGGACGCGTACTTGCCTAGCATCTCGTCATCCACCGCGTCGAGCTTGACCTTCAGCGCCCGGTCTACCGCGCCGGTCATGGCGGGGCAGGTCGGCTTGGCCGGGCAGAACTTGCAATGCGAACCGGGGTTGAGCTTGGCGTCGGGCAAGCTGGCTACCTTCACCGCACGTTTCAAGTCCTTCTCAAACTGTTTGATGCGGGCGGGTGTGGTCGTCCAGCGCCGGATTACTGGCGGCTGAATGATGACGCACTCAATACTGGTAGCGCCCTCGAACACCCACGCGACCTCGGGAGTACGCATGGCCGCAGCGGCGTAGTACATGAGCTGCTCGTTTTCTTCTGCGTCAACGGCAATGCCATCACCAAACTTCCAGTCTATGACATAGGCAACGTCACCCATGCGGCCTAGCACGTCACAGCTACCGAACGCACCGGGCAGAAACTTGCCAAACTCAACGCGAGTCTCGACCGCTAACGCCATCACCTTCTCGGGGTCGAGCTTGTCCAGCAGGTCGAGGGCAGGCTGCAACTTCTCGTCAATCATTTCCTGATCGAGAATTTGCCCTTCGTAGTTAGTCCCAATCAAGGACACCGGGTCGGTGTCCGTGTCGAGAATCTCCGCGATAAGGTTGTGCAGCAGCGTACCCTTGTCGGCATACGTGCTGCTTGGTGACGGCGGTGCTAGTTTCACCAACGCCACGCTGCCGGGGCAGTTCATCACACGCTTGGCGGTGCTACCGCCGACGACTGTAGAGTGTTGCATTATTTGTTCTCCGCTGCGTAGTCGGACACCAAGTCAGAGTTACGCAGATGCTTTTCCAGCATCTCCGTCACGGCCTTGCGCTCGCGCTCGATGCGATCCGCGAACGCTTCCGTGTTGCTGCTCATGCTGGCGATATAAAGTTCGTAAGCGTACGAAAGATCACGCTCCTCCAGCAAGAACTCGTACAGGTCGAACAGCACGCGCCCCTTTGCGGGGTACTTGCCGTGGTCAAGAATGATTTCGATTACTGATTCGAGTGCTAATTCCAATTCACGCTGCGTAGGTGCAGCGCGTAGATCTTCATCACCGTGGGCTTCCATTTTAGTGTCCTTTAGTTGAGGTGGAGAAATAATAGTAGCACACTTTTATTTTTTGTGCTAAAGTTTTTTACATGAACATTAAATCTATCCACAGCAAAATGGCAACCGCGCAAGTAGTAGCGCATCACTATCTGCACCGCAGACCCCCCATATCGTTTGCCTTTGGGTTGTTTAACGACGATTTTTTGCTTATCGGTGTGGTTACTTTTGGTGTTCCTGCGTCGCGGTCTGTGCAAAAGAGTGCTTGCCCAACTAACCCCGACGCGGTGTTGGAACTTAATAGGCTGTGGGTGTCAGATGCCGCGCCGCGAAACACCGAGAGTTGGTTTGTATCTCGGGCCATTAAGTTACTCCCCCCCCGAATTGTGATTTCTTACGCAGATACTTCGGCGGGGCATGTAGGTTATGTCTACCGCGCGCTTAACTTTTACTACGCTGGATGGACTGACATGGATCGTAAAACGCCGCGTTGCGATTACATTGTTCCCGGCAAGCATTCGCGGGATGCGTTTCGTAACGGAACTCCAACGTATACGGCCAAAGTTCGCCGCGTACCAAAGATAAAATACTGGACACTAACCGGCGATGCAAGAGAACGCCGCGAGTTAAAACGCATTGCAGGTTGGAAAACATTGAGTTGGAAAATAACACCACCGCCATGTTAGAAAAAGACATTGAACGCTACCTTGTGCGCCGCACCATCGAGCATGGTGGCGTGGCTTACAAGTGGGTGTCACCGGGGCGTGTTGGTGTGGCCGACCGCATCGTGCTGCTGCCAGGGGGCGTGGTGTGGTTCGTGGAACTCAAGACTGTAAAGGGGCGCTTGTCACCGTGGCAGAAGCTGTTCGCTGCCGAGATGCGCCGCATGGGAATGAATTACATTGTGATTAGATCGAAAGGCGAGGTGGATGAATTACTACAACGAGTTTGATCCGTATGCCGCACAGTGGCTACGCAATCTAATTGAAGCGGGGCATATTCCCCAAGGTGAAGTAGATTCCAGGAGCATCAAGGATGTCAAAGCAAGTGATCTTAACGGATTTGTTCAGTGCCATTTCTTTGCCGGTCTTGGCGGCTGGAGCCACGCCCTGCGCCTTGCCGGATGGCCCGAGGATAGACCTGTTTGGACGGGCAGTTGCCCTTGCCAGCCCTTCAGCGCAGCCGGTGCCGGGGGGGGGCGTTACAGACGAACGCCATCTCTGGCCTGTCTGGTTCAATCTCATCCGCGAGTGCAGACCTCACGTTATCTTTGGTGAGCAAGTTGAAGCAGCGATTAACCACGGATGGCTCGACCTTGTTCAAACTGACTTGGAGGGAGAAGGCTACGCCTGCGGGGCGGTTGGTCTACCGGCTGGTGGCGTCGGGGCGCCGCATATTAGACAAAGACTCTGGTTCGTGGCCGACGCCGAACACGATGGAGGGCGGGCAGACCAGCAGGGGTGGCAAGCGCAAGGGCGAACTGTTGATGGGTGGCCTAGTGGGCTGGCCGACGCCGATAGTGGGCGACACAACGGGCGGGCCACGGCCACCGGACGACAAGCGGGGGCCAGCACCGGGATTGCAAGCAGCAGCGCATTTGACCAGTTGGCCGACGACCTCGACACGCGATTACAAGGGCGGCTACCGGGGGGGGGCGCATGAGGAACGGCAAGATCAGCCACGATGTATTGGATGTGGTGGCGCAGCTAACTTCTGGTCTGACTGTGATTGGCTCCCCTGCCGCGACGGAAAAGCCCGGCCAGTTGAACCCGGCACATTCCCGCTGGCTCATGGGGTATCCGCCCGAGTGGGACGCTTGCGCGCCTACGGTAATACCATCGTCCCGCAAGTCGCGCAAACCTTCATAGAGGCTTACCTTGAATCTTAGACCCTATCAAGAACAAGCCGCCGACTTCCTCTACGAGCGTGACCGGGCGATGATCTTAGCACCTGTGGGTGCTGGCAAGACCGCCATCACGCTGACCGCCATGCGCGACATGCTGGCGGCGGGCGAGGTGCAACGGTTCCTCGTTGTCGCGCCCAAGCGCGTGGCCGTCAACGTCTGGCCGGTGGAGGCCAAGCTGTGGGCGCCCGCGCTGTCGTTGTCCGTGGTCATCGGCACACCGACGCAGCGGGTGAAGGCGCTACAGGCCAACGTCCAGGTGGTGGTCGCCACCTACGACAACCTGCAATGGCTGGCCGAGCAGCCGCTACGCTTTGACGGTGTGGTGTTTGACGAGCTGACGCGCCTGAAGAACCCGTCAGGCAAGCGGTTCAAGGCGTTGCTCAAGGTGCTGGACGCAATCCCAATCCGCTGGGGGCTGACCGGCAGCTTCACCAGCAACGGGCTGGAGGACGTATTCGGTCAGTGCAAGGTGATCGACCAGTCGCTACTCGGGCGTAGCAAGGGCGCGTTTTTGCAGCAGTACTTTCACTGCATCAACCGTGACTTCGGTGACTGGACGCCCGCTGCCGGCGCGCTGGAACAGGTCATGGCGCGTATCAAGCCGGCCACGTTCGTGTTGGATGCTGGCGAGTACAAGGACAAGCTGCCGCCGCTGCACACGGTTGTGATGAATTGCAGTATGGACATGGCCGACTACAAGGATATGAAAAAGAACTTTATGTTGCTGTTCCCCGACACCCAGGCCGTTGCGGCCAACGCGGGCGTGGTCACCAGCAAGCTACAACAGATGGCGTCGGGCTTCGTCTACGCTGAGGGCAAGGAAACGAAATGGATGTCAGACCACAAGTTTGAGGTGCTGGACGACCTGCTGACCGAGAACCAGCACGCTAATACGATCATCGCCTACCAGTATCAGGCCGAGCTGGCTGAGCTACAGCGTCGTTACCCGCGCGCCGTGACGCTGGACGAGCCGAACGCCATTGAACGCTGGAACGCTGGCAAGATCGAGATGCTGCTGGCGCACCCGAAGTCTGCCGGCCACGGTCTTAACCTGCAATTCGGCGGCTGCCACATGGTGTTTCTGTCCTTGCCGTGGTCGCTGGAACTCTACGAGCAGACTATTGGGCGGCTGCACCGCAGCGGCCAGACGCACGACGTGTGGGTTTACGTCCTGCTGACCAATGACACGGTAGACGAAAAGATTTACGACGCACTGCACGACAAGAAATCCCTATCACAACTGGCTATGGAAGCACTGAAATGAAACGAATCGACGCACTGAAGGGCAAGCTGAAGGCGGCGAAGGCCGAGCTAACCATCCGTTACCGGCAGTTCAACGCCGCGCAACGGGGGTTGATGCGGGTGCTGGATAACATTAACCAACTGGAGAAGAAAATTGAAAAGATTAACCTGGCGTGAGTTGAACCACGTCCTCGCGTCCAAGACCGAGGACGAGGTGTTGCAGATGCTGAACGAGGAAAGGGTAGGCACCCGGCGCATTGTGGTGCTTGAGCGGCTGCACCAGCGGTATAACACCTTGCGCGTGTCCAGAGAACGCGTGGAGCTACTCAACGGAGCGCAACGATGACGTTCCGTGCGCACAGCAAGACAGAATACAAGCGCATGGTCGCGCAGGGCGCTAATGTGTTGCCGCCAAACAAAGGGATGGAAATTGAACTGACACCAGCAATTGTTGAATGTCTTAAGCGCGGCTTAAACTGCTGGCCTGAGCAGAACAATGCGGAGGGTGCGGAGATACGGGAAATATTAGCGATGGCTGAAGAAGTGAAACTTAGAATTGGGGAGGATGTATGAGCGAAGATAAAGATTACGCCGAGTATTGCTTAAAGGCTGGGATTGAAAACCGCAATTTCAGCACCGACACAACGCACTACGAAGGATGTTGGGACAGCGGGCCGAGGCATTACGAGTGTGCTTTGCGGGAACTTGAATGGACGAACAAAGTTCTGCTAATTGCAATAGGGCTGCTGTCAACATATCCGAAATTTTCGTCGATGCCTTCTGAGTATACTTTGGAATACGTAATCAACATAGCGCGGGAGAAGAACACATGAGCATTAGCATTTGGGATTACGAAAAACCACTGGATGCAATGATGTTGAGCCACGACCACATGGCTGCGCTGGTGCTGAAGCACGAGCAGCAGATAAAAGACGTTGCCGCGCATCTGTTGGAACTCAAGCACCTAGTAACGCCGATGATGGAGTTTAAAACGCCGACTAAAGTCTTCGGGCCTAACCTTGAGCAGGTGTTGAATGCGGCGGGGTTCTATCGGAAGCAGGAGTGGGTAGGTCTGACGGAGGAGGAGAAATACGACTGTTATTTGAAAATAGATGTATGGAGTAGGTGTGTCGAAGCTGTTGAATCCAAGCTGAAGGATAAAAACGGTGGTTGACCTTCTCGTAGAGTTCTCGCCCGCAATCGGTCTGCTGGCGGTCATCGGCGTGATGGCTTGGGCAGTGATTGAAATACTTAGGAGATAAGATGAATTACATTAACTGGCTTAAAAAACTATACGTCCCCGCAACTTGTGAAGAACTCATGGTGCGTGAGTTGGATACGGCGCGGCGGGATTTGCTGCTGGCTGAGACAGCAAAAGATTACTCAGAAAGTATGGTGTTATACAACAACCAAAGAATTGAGCGGCTGACCGCCGCGTTGAAGGAGTGCTTGTAATGCGAATAATCAGGCTTATGTCAACCGCGCCGAAAAAAACGCGCAAGAGCGTATACAAACCAGTTCTTACCGAGTCACAGTGGAGGTCTCGATACAGGGCGTTGGTGTGGTGGTATTTTAAAAAACAAAATAGCTATAAAAACTTCGCAGTCTTTACAGTTTTATAAATTACCCTAACATTCCCTCGGCAGCTTTCTTACCTTCTGCAACGCGGTTAAGCCAACCCTTACCGAACGTAGGAAAAGTAGTAAGGCTGCGATAAAAACTTTCTTTAGCATTGGAAAACTTCTCAATAAAATCTTTTGCGGTGAGTAATGCCTGCGTAGTTATGGGGCCGAGCGCCCCGTCTGCGTTAATACCTAACGACTTTTGGGCTGTCTTAATTGCGCGGGATGGGCCAGCATTAACAGCAAAATCAAACAGCAGATAATCAGAACCAGCAGGCAGGACATCCCCGCATACAACATCCCAGTAATTCTTTTTGTACAGCGGTGCCACCATCTCTCTGGTGAGGCTACGCATCTCTGCTTCGTCAACTGGGTGTCCGACATATTCCTCCCATACTCTTTGGGTAACGCCAAGATTCGTCCTGCCACCGGGGTCTAAAGCGTGGTGAACGTATCCACCTTCGTGCTGCAACACCAGCGCTAGCGACTTCTCAAAGTTCTCTTTCATCTATTGCCTTCAGCGCCCTTAATCTTTTCAATCGAACGCATGGCGCCCAGGCCGAGCATACCCATAAGAATCTGCATCGTCAGGTTGGTATCTATGACCGGAAAATCCCCAACGTAGCCAAACCCGACTTTGGCTATAAACCTAGCAAACGGTTCGATCAGTGCGGCATACGCCAGCCCCGCGCCGCACACCCAGCCAATGCAAGGGCGCCAGCCAGCGGTGAACCAATTGCCGGCGGCCTCGGCAATGTTGGTTTGGATCTGTAGCTTGGCTAAGTCCGTATCGGCGGCGAGCTGGGCAAGATCACCATTCTGCTGCATCTTTAGCAGTTCTAACTGAGCAGCGGCTGCGGCGGCTGGATCTGGAAACAGCCTGTTTATGATGCCCTTCCCGATCTCAAGGATTGGGCCGATAAAAAGCGGGTTCAAAAGTTACCGCCTACGGGATTCAGCAATCCTACCGGCGCGTCAGTAACAATTTTCGCACCCGGCTTGATATGCCCATTAGTAGCTGGTGATTCGTTGATTGGGCCGTAGCAAGATGCAAGCTGCACACCGTTGGTTTTCTTTGCTTGCTTGTCGCACAAGAACGACCACTGGTTGCTCATGCCAGAATCTTTGCCGAGGATGAATGATCTACTCACCAGCGGCGCAACTGCCCAACTCGGAGCTTGTGGAGCTTCGCTAACAGTAGAAAACAATGACCAGACTTTACCGGCAGGGGCATCGCAACTGTTATTCATTAGCGCACCGTTGGCTACGCTACGGCCTGTCAGCACCGGGCAGATTGCCATCCCCTCTTGAAACACTTTGCCTTTGACCGTTATTGACTTGCCGGTAGGCGTGGAGCCTGACGCAGCACACAGCGCGTATTCGCCGTTGCACATCATCAGATCAGCAGCAGACACGCTTACCGGCAGCAGAGCGAGGAGGAGCAGCTTTTTCATGGTCAGCCTTTCAAAGCAATGTGAAGAAGTAGGGCAATGATGAACCCGGCAACAGTGATGCCGATATGCTCGATGCGCTTCAGCCTAGCGTTGATGCTGTCGTAGCGCAGCTCGCACACGGCTTCGTGCGATGTTAGGCGAACGTCTAGCTCGTTGGTGGTAGCCATTAAGGTGCCGCCAGTCTGTTTCGGTTTTCTTGCGGTGTTAGTTGGTT